ATGAGCGACTATAATTTAGAAACTAAATGTATCCACTCCGGCTATACCCCATCCAAGGGCGAGCCCTGTGCACTTCCTGTCTATCAAAGCACTACTTACAAATATGACACCACTGACGAAATGGGCCAATTATTTGATCTGAAGGCAGACGGATATTTTTACACCCGTCTCCAGAACCCGACCAACGATGCCGTAGCTGCAAAGATCGCAGATCTGGAAGGCGGTGTTGCTGCGATCCTGACTTCTTCCGGACAGGCAGCCAACTTCTACGCAGTATTTAATATCTGTGAGGCAGGCGATCACGTTGTTGCCGCTTCTACCATTTACGGAGGAACCTTCAACCTTCTTGCCGTCACCTTCAAGAAGCTTGGCATTGACTGCACCTTTGTTGATACCGATGCAACAGAAGAAGAGATTGCTGCCGCATTTAAACCGAACACAAAGGTTCTCTTTGCAGAAACCATCGCCAATCCGGCTCTGGTCGTCCTGGACATCGAGAAATTTGCACACGTTGCACACCAGAACGGCGTGCCTCTTATTGTGGATAACACCTTTGCCACACCGGTAAACTGCCGTCCCTTCGAGTGGGGTGCAGATATCGTTACCCACTCCACCACCAAATATATGGACGGGCATGCCGTTCAGGTAGGCGGCGCCATTGTCGACAGCGGTAACTTCGACTGGGATGCCTATGGCCATAAATATCACGGTCTGACAGAGCCGGATGAATCCTATCACGGTGTTGTCTATACAAAGCAGTTTGGAAAAAAAGCTTACATCACTAAGGCTACTTCCCAACTGATGCGTGATCTGGGCTCTATTCCGTCTCCGATGAACTGCTTCCTTCTGAACCTCGGCCTGGAAACGCTTCCACTGCGTGTTGAACGCCATTGCTCCAACGCCCAGAAGATCGCAGAATACCTAAACGCACACGAAAAGGTTTCTCATGTAAATTACGCAGGACTTCCAGAGGATAAATATCACACACTGGCTCAGAAATATATGAAGGATGGCCGTACCTGCGGCGTTATCTCCTTTGAACTGACCGGTGGCCGTGATGCAGCAGTCCGTTTTATGGACAGTCTGAAGCTTGCCACCATCGCAACTCATGTTGCTGCTTCCATCACTATGGTCCTTCACCCAGCCAGCCATACTCACCGTCAGATGAACGACGAGCAGCTGGTTGAAGCAGGAGTTTCTCCCGGAATGATCCGTCTTTCCATTGGTATCGAAAATGTGGATGATATTATCAAAGATCTGGATCAGGCACTGAAAAATGCATAAATAACCAATTCAAAAAGGAAGGATACATCTGCTCATACATGATGTGTCCTTCCTTTTTATGATATATTTTCTCCGGCCCTCAATTATGAAATTTCCGTAAATTACCTGCAGCCTGTTCTGAACAGCTTTCTTCTGGTACATAAATTCCTGCAGCTGCTGCAAGTATCTGAAGCTGCTTTACCAAATCCATTATTCATCTTTTTCCAGCTGTTTGATCAGCTGGTTCACATATGTAGAAAGCCCCGCCACCAGGACTCCCTGTGTCGTGGATGTAAATACTGCCATTGCAATATCCTGTGCATTTTTACAGGAACAGGTAGCAAAAACATAAATTCCGCATATAAGGATCCCTGCACACCCCAGTATCAGCGGAATATATTTGTCCTTCACAGCCTGAGCCTCCTTCAGTGCGATCCCCATAAAATACAAAGCGATCGCTGTGATCAGCAATTCCGGTTTAATATAATCCTCAAGCGCTTCCATAAATATTCTCAGTATCTCCCCTGCCGCTTTGATTTATTTTATGAATTTCTCCAAAAAATATTTCATAAATTCCCCAAAAATGTTAGCTACGTGTTCGCTATTACTGTTTTTTCGCACTTTTTGAGAATATTTTGTTCTATTGCAGAGCAAAAAGAAAAAGGCCATAGACCCTAAGGTTTACAGCCTTTCCCACTATTTTTCGTTATCTAAAATCAGAATTTGCCAGCGTCAGCAGCTTCCTGTACGGAAACAGAAATTCCTTTATTCTCAGGCTTTTTCCGAATAATGTTAGCTATTTGTTAGCTATCGCTTCATTCTTACCTGTTCTTATGCTTATTTTGTGTTGGCTTTCATGTGTTCAATCACCTTTGTCCAAGTGTCTTTTCCGCAAATCCCGTCTGCTGTGAGCTTTACATTTTTCTGAAATGCTTTCAGCGAGGTATCTGTATCGTTTCCGAAATCACCATCCACCTTCACTCCGAGCATAGCCTGCAGCATGGATACAGCCGTTCCTTTGCTGCCTTTCTGGATAACCGGGAACTGGACTTCAATCTTGTCGGTTAATGTTACGGTGTTCTTTGTTGTCGTATTCTTCACTGTCGTTGCTCCCTTCATATATGCTACAGTCTTTTTTACAAATTCCGGCCAGCGTCCTTCTGCCTGGATCCGGCGCGGGCAGTTCTTCCTGGAAGCATCATAGTGGCGTTTCAGGCGATCTGTTCCCCAGCCGTACTGTTTCAGAAGCTGTGCTGCCAGCTGCTCCGCCTTATCTACCGCTTTATAGTAGTCTGTTTCCGGATTTACACAAATCTCAATGTTGATGGAGTTACGGTTCGTGATGCCGTACTTTCCTTTTCCGTCACCTACAGCCCAGGCACCGTCACTGTGATCAAGTGTCTGATAGACTGACTTGGAATCTACATAGTAGTGCACGGTTCCGGCCAAATTGCCATTCTTCATGGCTGTAGCATGGGCTTTTGCGTCTGCACCCTTGTTCCAGTTGTCTGTCTCGTGGATTACGATGTAAGCAGGTTTGTTCTGGCCGATATAGCAGTTCTTCTTGCTGATCATTTTGATGATGTTCATGGTAGTGCTCTCCTTTTCTGTTTTTGATACCTTATTTGATACCTTAATAGATAATATGCTATTCAAAATGTTGATGATTTTCTGTCCGTAGTTCTTTCCGGATGCCCAGCCCTGTCCTTTGGGATTTTCCTGGATCCCAAGCCACTCCACATAAGGCGCACAGCCTCTGTTGACGTATGTATAGCGCGGATCCACGCAACGGTTCTTCAGTCGGTCCATGCTGGCATACGCCTGCAGGTGCTGGATCTGTGCCCGGATGCCCTCTGCCGGCGTCTTGAAGCTGTTGCCTCTCATACCGGTTTTGGTCACGCCAAGGCCGCAGAAATTGTTCTGGCTGAGTGTTACTGCCGATCCGCTGAATGTGAAGTTTCCGGTTTCCAGACAGGACTGAGCAAAAGCAATGTCACCACGGACACCTTCCGCTGCCCCTTCTGTGATATACAGAGGAATCATCTTTATGACCGAATCGGACACCTTCGGATTCATCTTTCTGATATAAGCCCGCATCTGTTCAATGCTGGCCTGTGATTTTCCCATAATCTTTAACATGTTCTTCCTCCTAAGAGGACGATCACTCGCCCTCTGAATCTTCGTTTTCTGGATTGATATTAACTTTATCTTCCACCTGAGACTTTACATGTGTTACAAGCGGAATCAGAAATGTTGGAATTGTTACTCCCATATCTTTGATATTCTCCAGGATACTAATGATCTCGTTGCAAATAATCCAGATTGCCACAATGCAGGCCACCAGGAATGTAAATGGTAAAGTGATGCCTGCAGTCTGGGAAGCATATAAAAGAAGCTGATCAATGATTGCTCCTACAATCACCAGGAGCCACATGCTCACTTTTTTCATGATTCCACGAATGCTTTTGTATGAATTGATATCCTCAGCTCTGTATGTAGATGCCATAAGACCTGTGGCATAGTCGAGAACATTGCAGGCCACCATAAGGAGGACCGGCACTGTCAGTACCCCCAGTACGGAACTGATCAGTGCGAAGATAGCTGTAAAAATTGCTTTGATGTGATTTTCTTTCATTATTTTCCCTTTCTCCGGTATTGCGCCGGCGCAATTTTAAGTATAAAAATAAGAGCCTTCCGGCTCTGCTCTGATTTTCATATTCTTCTCCTTTCAAAAAAAGAGAGCTGAAAAGCTCTCTAAGGCCCTCTTTAGTTAAGTAGTTTCCGCTTTCGGTTCTTTTTCCTTATTAACATCCATCAACTCATTATACTGTTCCTCTGTAATCCTGCCCGTTGCGAAGAAAATATCAATTTTGTTCTTTAAATCATCTGTAAGTCCGTTTCTTTCTTTAAGTTTTAATAATGTTCTATATAACATAATCATACCTCCAATTCTGTAAGTGCTACCGCATATTCACTGTTGACATAGGCTTCTGCTGATTGTAAATCCATATCATAGATATAATCACGGTTGTCGTTTAACTGCTGTTTTACGTAGTTCCAACCATTAGCCATACTAATCGGATAGTTAAATACTGTATATCCGTCTAACTGGTCGGATGTGACAGAGATGTTGGTTACTGGGTAGTTGGTGACAAAAGTTTGCAATTTAACTTGTATATCCCCCGGAAGAGGCTCAAATATAGCATTTTGCAATCTGATATACATATCTACATCTATGGCTTTAGCAATTAATTCAGATTGTGAATAACCAATAACTTTCTTTAAACAGTACAAGATATTATTTGTTCCTTTATTATTCTGTAAAAAAGTGAGCTGTGTAAAATTAGATATATGAGTAACTTTACGGGAGTCTTCTGTGAATTGAGTACTGTAATATACAGTATCAGATACTCCTTCTACTTTATTCCATCCAGGATACTCCTCGCTGTTATTCATAGTTTTTGTATTCGTATGGACTTCTCGGATATTTCTTTCGATGCCAAATACGCCGTCTTTTTCTACAACCCTATCGCTCACATACTGTTGACCGTCAATCGTTACATTGCCGCCAGATGTTACTGGGATGGCGTTGAGAGTGTAGGGGAGCTGGACGGATTGCTCGGTGTATGGCTCGTAAGAGGTGGCTTCCGAACCTTTTTCGATTTGAATTGTATCGTATATACCAGACGGGGCTGACACTCTAATATATTCTGTACCTGTTATATTAAATGTATTTATGCTATATTTGTTTCCGTCTGAAAGAATGAGATTTTTTATCCACTTTTTTTCTGCATTATAAAATCCAATTCTATATGCATAAGCGTTTTCCATTGCCGAACTAAAGTTGCGTGCTATAACAGTAATATCTTTTCCACTTGTTTTTATAAAATCTGTTGCGGCCATACTTTTTTTTGGAGCTGCTTTTATTGATCCATCAAGGCCACTTATATATCCTCCTAGTGTTGGATTCCACAGGTTCTTCCCACAAACCTTCACTGTCGGATTCACAACGTTCTTAATCTTCTGTGGATAATCTGGTGATGGGGATGGGATGCCACCTGTGTAAGGTTCATATATTGGCTTACTGCCAACTCCTAAGCATATTTTAGATAAATCAAAATCTGTACTAATAAGATTCTGTACATATTTCGCATCAATTGTTAAAGACATTCTCTTTGAAGTAGTATCGGAATCAATTCCAAACCACATACTTTCTGTTTTGTCTTCGTTGAAGAATCTAAAATTACCACCATTAGTCAGAATTCCGTCTGTAACCCAAAATACAAGCGAACCTTTGGGAATAGAAACTTCTACATATTCTTTAAAGTTAGTATCTGGTGGGAGCAAATTTATACCTTTATACTGTTTCTGCTCGCTCTTTCCATACAGAACCATATCCTCTATCTTTCCATTGTCAGAATCCGCTAAATGGTTCTTTCCCTCATTCGATGCATAGAACTTTGTAATTTTGTTGGATAAATCTTCCTTTAGTGAATCAATCTTTTTTCCTGTGACTGCTGCATCTGCCGCCTTTCCAGAAATCGACAGGGTATCATCGATGCTTGTTTTTATGAACTCCTGCTGCTTTGTGGCTTCTGCCTGCAGGTTGCTCATTGCTGTTTCACCTGTTGTCTGGATGTCGGTTTTTACCTGAGTACCTTCTGTGATCTTATTTCCCAGAGATGTAACCAGACCGGCAGCTGTCTTATTTGTTGCATCTAATCCGGTTTTAGTTTCTGATGCAGTGGTATTCGATGCGTCCAGATCTGCTTTGGTCTTGGTTGCTGTTGTGTTAGATGTGTCCAGGGCGGTTTTGGTTTTGCCTGCCGCCGTGTTAGAATCATCTAAACCCTGTTTGATCGGAGTTGCATTTTCTACTTCCGTGTCAAGATCTGTTTTTATCTGTTCTGCAGCTCTAATTGTATTTTTAAGGTTATCTTCTGACTCTGCTGTTTGGTTCTTTATTTTTTGAATAGATATGCCCTGCTGCTCTGTAATTGTCTTAATCGCCTGCTGTTGCGCCTCACCGATATCGTTCTGTGCCTGAGTGACCGAATCAGACACCATCTGTTGTGAAGCAGCGGCCTGTTCCGCGTAATATTTCGCGTTGTCTTGTTCCTGATCCGGATGATCTTCCCGGCCATGCGCCCAGGCTTCTGAGTCTGCCGCCTGTGTGGATGCATTTTTCTCTGATTCCTTTGCTCTTCGCTGATATTCCGCAGCCGCCGCAAGAGTGTGGTGAAACAGGTCTACATCCTCCGGCGCTTCGAAATTCTCTGGTGCTTTTCTGCGGTTGACCGGAAGAAGGATCGTGTTGACCGTTTCGCCTTCTGTAGTATCTGACAGGTAGATATAAGCTGTGATCATTCTCCTCTGTTCCAGAGCGATGTTGGGGATATCTACTGTAGATACCCCGTCTACAGTAGAACCGGTAACTACTTTCGCCTTCTCAATGTCTTTCCAAGCAAAATGAACCTCGAATACTTCTGGAAGATCCAGACCTTTAATCTGAATTTTCTGGCCGTAATCGTACTGCCAGAGTTCATCGTCTATCTCAATTTCTTCTCCCCTTCGGGAGAATTCTGCAATCAGCATTAACTCAGCCTCCTCTCAATTTCTTCAATACGTTTATTTTGTTTTTTACCGTTCTTTCTTCCTTTCTCCTACTCTGTGAGGTGCGTATCTTCGATGTACTTTTTGATCTCGCTGATGTGATTTTTCAGGTCTTTATTAAGTACGAGGAAGTTTTTCTTGTTATTCTGGCTGATGATTGTTCCATCCTCTCCAACCTCTGAATACGTGAACGAGATTCTTTCTCCCTCTCCAGTGTTCAGTGCGATAAAGCTTGTTAATACTTTCATATTTCCTCTCTTTCTTCGATGAGCTTTTCTATATCGTTCAGGTACTCATCGTCATATGCTATCTGTTTAAATCCTACCATTCTATCCTCGCCTTCATACCGGTTGTACTCATAGCCTTTCTGTTTTGCTTTCAATTCCCAAAAAAATCTAAGACCAGGTGTACCGGTTACTAAAAAATAATCCTGACGGCATTCCGAAACATACAGATCTCCTTCTCCGCGCTTCTGTAAAAAAACATAGTACTGTATTCCTGTGTTGATCATCTCTTTCAGGATATCTTCGATGTCAATATAACATTTTCCATCTTCTGATATCTCTCCGGATCCGATATCTCCAAACAGTGGTGTTGGAGTTTCGTAGCAGTAAACTCCTTTTTCTCCGTAGTTTTCTGTTTGGCGAACTGCCTGTTTAGTTCCGGCAACTCTGAGGCCTTCTGCAACATATAGTGCTCCGTAAATATTTGTGTATCCTAAAGAGTGATGGTTTCCGCTGGTAAAATCACCACCAGCCTCTGTATCCGCATCCGATATCAGATCTAAGCATTTCCAGTTGCTGGTTCTTAGACCATTTATGCTGAACGTCATATAATCAGATGTTCCGGGACCCTTTCGAAAAGTAAGACGTTTATTCTTGGATGAAAAATATGTGTCGTAATAAGTCTGTCCGATGCCACTTTCAGGTTTTGTAGTACTCTGATGTGATATCGTATCTGATGAGATTTTGAATCCGGCTATGCTTGCTTTCAGGGAGTACAAATCGTCTACTTTAATTTTTTCCGCGGTTACACTATCGGCCGCAAGTGCAGCTGTGGTTATAGACTTGGACTTGATGTAAGCTCCGTTCCAGTACAACTTGCCACCGGTCATGTACATACCCTCGATTTTTCCATTATTAGTCAGAAGGTTAAAAACATCTTCTGATGTATATCCATGCCGAACATCTGGACGGTAGATGTATATGTTCCCATCGCCAGTGCTAATCGTATTCCCGCCGCCAAACATGATCAGGCTTCCTGTTTCTTCCACGCTCGTGACATCTTTCACGAATGAAAACTTTTTCCACGATGTGGTCAGCGCTATGCTTTCTCGCACTTTATTGAAAGAGAATGCTATAGACTGTGCTTTTGACGCTTTTGCCCAGAATGTTATAGTATATCGTCCGGTGGCATTGAGTACAGCGTTTGTGTCCCGCTTTGCAGCAAGAATGCAGTTGTCTGCATCGGCAGTAATCACTACCGCATTTTTCCCACCATCTGGATCATTCTGGCCTGTTTTCACGGTCCCGACTGTATTCCAGTACGTTTTTACATTATCCGCTGATAACCGATATCCTTTCACAAGGTTTCCACCAGACGCTTCTAGCTTTCCGATTTCCGCTAGCGTATACGTCCGTGTATAGTCCTGTGAGTCTTTAAGAACCAGTACATCACAGTCATCTGTATACTTTTTCGCATCTGATAGCGCTGTGATGCTATAATTTTTGATAATATTCATAGCATCGTTAGATATATCCGTGATACTGATGTTGCCCTGCAGGTCTATGATGCTTGCACGGATCTTGATCTGTTCTGCCGACTGATTGATCTGACTGATCAGTGATGCTTTGTCAGCCTTTTTTGTCCATTCCGTGCTCGATGTGACTGTTGATACGATAGCGCTGTCAGTGATCTTCTGCGAAGCTTCGCTTTTCCATGTTTCAAGTGCTCCTACCGCATCTCTTGTGGCGTATGTATTAGATACAGACAGTGAAAGTTCATCTATTTTTCCCTGTATCGCGGTATTCATGGTCGTAGTCGTACTATAGTTATCCTTCAGATTTGATTTGACCTGAGATAAATTTGAGGAGAATCCGTCTACAGTTGACTTATACTCAGCAACTTTGGCATCAAGATCCGTATACTTTCCGGTTACAGAATCATATTTCGATGCCATATCTGTATAGGTCTGCTCCAGTCCATGTACAGTAAGCTTCACATCCGCAAGTTTGCTATACATAGTAACCTTGCTGTTCTGCAGTTCGAGGATTTCACTTTCGCTGATCAGAGCTTCAATCTTACCTTTTACTACAGAGAAATTTGTCTCGTTTGCCTGGAATCGCTTCAGTATGGCATCTTTGGCAAAAATATTCACTTCTTTCTGAAATTTCATTTTTTCTCACCTCCTTTCTGAGAAATTAAATAGTAAGGTGGGAAGTGGGAAGAGGAAAATTATAAAAAAGCATAAAAGCATGTGATCATCTGAATTTTTGTCGATTTTATTGTTACGGTCCTGTCCGAATTGCTGACAGTGATACCGTCCGGAAGTGCTGATGTGGTCACGGTATAACCAATATTGATAGAACCTCCGAGGTAGAAAGCAACCATTGTTTTCTCGATTATGATTAATCCATGCGTGGCAGCACGTACATTTTTGATAGTAAGCGATTCGCCAAATGCTTTTTCGTACCTCAGAAAGGGGTTACTATTTAATTCATTAAGCGCAGCCGGAAGTGTCTTAGTTCCCTGGTCTAATGTATACTGCTTAGATGTCAATTTTTGCAAGATTGCATCTGCAAGCTTGTCGTAGTCGATCAACTTCTCTTCGGTTGCTCCGACCAAGAGGAGCTGGTCCGAAGATGCTGGTGATGTAGCAGCTGGTAACGCTGTTATATTCTGATCTGCCATTTTTTATTTCTCCTTCCAGATTGTTATGTGGTTGCCAGATCTGGTTGTAAGCTGTTTTCCAGATCTTGTCGTAAGGTTCAAAGTGTCATATGTAGCGAATGTTCCCACGCATACGCCGCCGAACTCATAGTCTAAGTTGTTGACCGTGATGCTGTATCCATATCCGATATAGTTTTCTCCGGATTCCGTCTTCCTGTTCCAGGTATACCATCTGGCCGGGTATGCTTTTGTGACATCCGTTCCGTTCTTGTATACGACTGCATTCAGGGTGGTCGTGCCATCGCTGTTGTCATGGTATTTCACATTATAGAGCAGCGTGTTGTCTGTCAGACCGTGGAGATCTGTTGTGGTCTCAGACAGCTTCGTCCGGAAGCCTTCCATACTCGTCTCTATGTTCGCTACATTCTGATTTGTTACCACAATAGCTTCTTTTGCCTGATCTGCAGTTCCTTGAGCTTTTTTGATATCATCTGTCAGGCCTTCCGCATCAGCAATGATGATCACTGTCTGTGTGTCCAACTCGGACACCCCTCCTGCAGATAAGAGAGTGCATCTGACTGCTTTTATATTAGCACTGGATGGCGTGTAGATTTTCTGGATCTCGTCAGCTACGGAAACGTATTTGAGCGTGTAGATTGTTCCATCTTCTGTCTCCTGGATGCTGTATCTTCCGGAATAGCTTCTGACCAGGCCATTATCATTCTGTGTTGCTGAGAACGTGATAGATGCCGGTATCAGCGTCTTTCCATCTTTCTGTTTTCGGACTGCAAGTGTGGAGCTATGTAGGCCATAAGACAGGCCAATTTTTCCGTCTTTCGCCTTGCTGATGCTGAAACGTTTTCGGATGTGTGCTCCGCCGGATTGTACAAGGATGTATTTTCCTGCTCTGGTTGTGAGCCGCAGGCCCTTCCTTGTGGTCAGGTACCGGTCTCCTGTGCCATACAATGCGTCAATGTCAACGTACCCGTTGTCAGCGCTCATAGCTGTGACATAGTATGTTCTGCTCGTTTCATCCCAGTGTCCGGTCACGCCTGCAGATACGGTTACAGTGAATATACTATCATCTGATACATCTGTATCTCCCAAATACACCGTCATCTTTGAAGAGCAATCACTATAATCTCCACCAGAACCATCTGTGTTTGTGTGAACCACATGTGCATCGTTATTCAGCGCAGCTCCGATGGCATCCAGTGTGGAGATTCCGGATAAAACAGATAACGCCTGCTGTGCGGTCTTCGAAGCAGCTCCTGCTGTCTCATTTGCTGCGTCTGCCTTGCTGGCTGCTGATGAGGCTGTTGAACGAATCTCTGTCACGTTCTGATTCAACTGGCTATACGTCTGATTCAACGACTGATTCTGTTCATCGAACCAGATCCGGCTGCTCTTGATAGTCTGCGAGCTGTCATTGATTGCTGATATCACGGATGGGATGTCTAACTTGGAACCGGCTATCGCTGCATTATCTGAGACCATCTTATTGACGATCAGGCCATCTGCTATCGCATCAGGCTTAACACCTGTTGCATCGATCAGGATTCCTTTTCCGGTCTTGTCAAACAGGGAAAAAGTGAAATCTCCATTTGCATCCCGTCCGGCCTGCATCCGGACTGTGCCATCCGTATCGGACCACTGCTGTGTTGCTCCCTGGATACGGATACCTCCGTCGTCGGAAGCTATCAGGAATTTGTTTGTGCTGATCGTACCAGCAAGAAGATCTGCTACGGATACCGTCTGCATCACGGCTGATCGGATCAATGCTGAGTCAATGACCGCATTCTGTGAGGTTAGGTGGATGTTCTGCAGATCCCCTATTCCTGCTCCTCCGGAAAGAAGCGTTTTGATGTTCGCATAATTTCCGTCCAGAACATCAATCTTTGCGTTGGCCGCTGTAAAATTCGCAGCGGTCAGTTCCTTGAAGTTACCAACCTCTCCATTTATCTTTTGCACATTCTCTTCTACTACATTCAGATTCTTGATCGTAGCGTATGTGATGTTCGCGGTATCTACATCCAGTTTGTTGATCATCGCCTGGTCGATCATGACCAGCTGTGCGTAATACCGTTCCATCTCTTTTGTCTGAGGTCCCTTATAGTCTGCATTGGTTTCTTCTTCTGACAGACCTACCGCCTCGACAGAGTACGTAAGGCCTCCGTCATATTCCCATTCCAGTTTCATGACCGGGACTTTATATGTATTTCCGGACAGATCTTCCACTGTCAGAACATCCCAGGGATCCAGGCGAGGATCTCCCATCATTTTCAGAGTGCCTGGCATGTATGAAAAGTCCTTAAATGCTGTCAGAATATTATTGAGAGCCGTTTGCGTCATGAATGGATTGGAAAACGACACGGACCTTGCTCCGGATCCTGAAGATATTGATATGCTTTTTCCATTTTTGTCCTGGCCCGTAAAACACACAAATTTTGAAACATTAAAATTGTAATCATTATGTTCAAAATTTCCCCAGTACCGATTTGGTTTTACCTTATAATCTGAATCCACATAGGTATGCAGCTCGATCTGACCTCTACGGTTACATACAGCAAACGCGCCATGAAGCTGCGCCACATAAGAAAGGACTTCCCTGCAGCTATATCCTTTCGGCACTTTCATGGATATCGCCGTTAATCCGGTTGTCACTATTGGCACACCTGTGATATCCGCAATCATCTTTAGTACTGCCACTGTATTTGTGGTTGTGCCATCCATAGAAAACGTCCGCTCTGTGTTCATCATACGGTCGTAAGCTGTGAATGTGATCTGATCATCCGCTTTCTTTGGCTTCCCTACGGTAAAGTATCCCATCGGGATGTATTCTGTCAGACCGTTCACGTCCATCCCGATCTGCAGGAGGATCTCTTTTCCCTCGATCAGGATGTTGCCAGCCGGAATCGTTACCTCGATATACTGCGACATCGTTGATCCCAGGGAAAAATCATCTTCTGCCTCAGATCCTCCGGTGAGCTTGATGCTCTTAACCTTTGTGATCGATACCTTGTCATAAGTAAGCAGACACTTAAATGTTCGGGAATCCTGCTGTACCAGGTTTCCGAATTCTGCTGTTGACTGATACACAGGACCGCCTCCTTACTCTGTCAGCATGAAATCAATGACATCCAGTTCAGCCATGGTCAGTGAATCATATTTCGGATCTTCGTCACATTTCTCGACTACTGAGATGGAAACAGTATGAATTTCCACCTCGGTCTCAATATTCAGAAGTTCACTCATATCCTTCCCGAATCTTTCTTTGTCTTCCATGATATAGCAGTCGTCTTCCGTCATGATCTCACCATTTTCATCTTTCTTGGCGTATCTGCGGATCAATTCTTCCCGTTCCGCAATGTAAGCTGACGCAGCCTCCTGGACTGCTGCCACGTTCTTCTTGATCGCATACGCCAGACGGACTGGCAAGCTCTTTTTTTTCATAGATACGCAAGTATTTAAAAAGTCTACAATTTCTTTGTTTTGCATTTTCATTGTTCTGTTCTCCTTATTTTCCGATCAGTGTCGCCCCTACTCCTTTGTATGTTTTCACACCGTCCACATAACTGTATACCGGATAGGATGGTGTGTTTGAGTAGCATCTCTTTGTTATCCGGGAATTGCTTCCAGGATCTGTAAATGTCACATTAAAGAAAGCAGGGCTGATTGCTGCATCAATCTTGGCAGTATCCGCTCTGCTTAACATGGGCCATGTAATTTCCAACGTATATTTAATAGCAATAAGATCGCCTACCATATCACCATTCGCTACACGCCCTGTATTATTTGACCAGATTTTTTCCTTTTTTATTGTCAAACCCGAAATGGCCGGAGTCGGCATCGTAACTCCGTCAATAATGATATCATCTGTCACTTTACCGCCTCCTTATCCAAATACCGGATTTCCGGTCTGTTTCTGATAGTTGTTTCCTTCCTGGCGGATCACCTTAAACAATTTCTTTGCATCGCCTTCCAGATAGATGTGAAGTTCCTGTCCACGATCATTTCTGCCCTGCATGCTTTCAAAAGCATTCACAACTGCTTCAAATACACCTGCCCGGATTCCGGCAATGATCTGATTATTGTTTGCCACCGCAGAACGGTTTCCCATTCTTCCGACAAGCTCCGGTCCGGACTCTCTTGCCACGAACATTTCTCCCATACCAGGGAATCCGCCATTTGCGTACCAGCTCAGATTGAAACGTGGCAATGAAAATTTGAAGTTACCGATTTTTATAGATCCACCTTCCCAATCCCAGCCGATATGTGGCATAGGGATATGGATGCTTGAAAATCCATTTGCAAAAGTCTGAATAACATTCTGGCCAACTGTGTATAAGCTTGGAATTGCGTTTGCCACCTTGCCTGGTATATTACTTAATATTCCAGACAGAGAGCTCCAGTTATTATTCAGGCCGGTTCTCATTCCGCTTATGATATCCCTGCCTTTCGGCGTTACTTTGCTTTTGATATCTCCGATAGCGTTGAAAGATTGAGAACCGATTTTCTTTACTCTGCTCAGGAATGTTGATTCCCTTACAGCTTCCCAGCCATTTTTCAGACCGGTGATCGCAGCATTTCCTTTCCCACGTAGCCATGTTTTGGCATTTCCAAGTCTCTCTTTTGTCTGCCCTGGGAGTTTAGCAATCCAAGACAGTACAGCTGGCAATCCTGCTTTCATACCATTGAACAGGCCAGATATAACATATCCGCCCTGCGTACGCATGACTGTTGATGGTGAATGGATTCCGAAAGCTTTTTTGAATCCGTTTATGAATGGTTTAAAAATGTGTGCCTTGATCCAGGTTCCTATATCTTTAAATGACTGCACAACACCATTTTTAAAGCCTTCCCAGGTGAATTTTCCAGCTTCTGTGAAATGCTTTATAATATACTTCCTTGCATCTGCAACTGCATTTTTAAAGATACCGCCAATAAATGCGGCAAAACCTCCAAATGCAGCTCCAATCGTTTCAAAAACTCTGTCAGCAATTCCGCTCCAGTCAATGTTTACCATCAGATCTTTTGCTTTGTTATAGATGGTGTCCCCCATGGACCACCAATCCATGTGCTCGATCGCTGAGATTGCAAAATCAAAAAAGCCTTTTATACCATCGGATAAGGTCTGTCCTATTTTTCCTGTATCAATGGTTTTGACCGTGTTGGTTACAAGATCAGCCAGTGCAGTGCCCAAGCCTCTCCAGTTAAAGTTATGAACTGTGGTATAAAGTGCTTCCAGTCGTGTGTTAAAGCACTCTCCAACTGTTTTTCCAACTACACTCCAATTGGTTGTCGCAATCGCTGTATTCAGTGTGCTTACCAGACCAAAGACGGTATCATGTACGGTTCCTTTGATCAGATTCCAGTCAAGGCCTTCAAGAGCACCATTGATTCCATCTCCGATAGCTTTCCCAAGACTGTTCCAGTGGAAATTCTTTGCAAAGGTATCTACAAATCCAAAGGCTGTGTTCAGTCCCTTAGAGAATGTATTACCAACTAATTTCCAATCCGCAGCTTCAATAAAGCCATTCAGAAGAGTGGCAATGCTTTTTGCAATCTTGTTACAGGTATTCTGGATTTTACCCCACGGAATACGTTCCAGTGCTTCGTTGAGCTTATTGCCGACCATGGCGCCAAGTTCTGTAAAATCGCCGGACTTCCAGGAATCTTTGATCAGTTTTGCGAGATCTTTGAAACGGCTCTTGATGGCCGTTGTCTGGAACATATCATTAACGCCACCAAGCGGTGATGTATCCGTTCCACTTCCTGTTCCTCCTGATCCGGAGCTGTCTGAATCATCGTTCAGCTTGTTGATCTGGTCGAATCCCAGAAGAGTGCGCTGATATTGTTTTGCCGCTTTTGATGCCGTATCCGCGTTCTTTGCATTATTCTTCAGACCCGTTGAGGTACTGTTAAGACTTGCAGCATAATCCTGATTGACTTTCTTAGCCGTGATCATGGTGGTTTTGCCTGTGAGGGCTCCCATCAGCTGGCCTATGGAATTCACCACGTTGATCAGCATCTGGATAAAACTATTCAGAATTGGTGCTACAACATTCAGGATTGGTGCAAAGGCTGTGGCCAGTGAATTTTTGAGCTGTGTCAGAGAAGACATCAGCAGAGAAAGACTTCTGTTTGTTTCTCCACTGTACTGTGCAAGGTTCTGAAATCCCTGCTTTGCGCCATCTACAGCTCCACGGATCACAAAACTTGCAAACATAAATTTTGCAGTCATTCCGATCGTCTTCAGTATACCTGTCAAGCCTCGTCCGGATGTTCCCAGACCATTGAACGAAGATTTTGTCCTGTTAAGAAACGGGATTCCGGATGTGAACTTCTGGATCAATGCAGCATAAGCACCGGAGCATTTCCGGATCACACCGGTGAAGGAGGATGCAACGTTTCCAACACCTCCCAGAAGCTTTGTAAAGCCTCCCCACCCCTTCGAAACAGTTGCTCCTATTCCTTTGAAAATTCCTGTTCCAAAGTTCAATGCCTGTTTCGGAAGAGATACCGGCCGCTTTACATCTGTATTTGAGGATTCCATATGTTTTTTGTCAGTTTCATACATTCTCAATTTACGTTCAGCGCCCTCAATGTCATATGCCAGGCTTCTCCAGCTCATGCTTTCCTGATCTACGCCAAGATCACTCATCTTATCCCGACGTTCATAGTATTTGTTGAGCTGAGTCTGTGTTTTTTGAATTGTGGAGTTCAGTTGCTGATACTCTTCCGTTGGAACTTTGATGCCTGCCTTGATCTGGAAATTTTTCACAGGATTCCTGCTGAGCATTTCCCTGATCTTATTCAGAGTATTCCTTACCGGCTGCAGTGCCTTGCTTTCCATCCCCTTGAACGGATTCTTTATTTTCTCAGTTTCCTTCTGGATTTCTTCAACGCTTTTCTTTACTTCCCGCCGGCTGTTTTCCATCCCTTTTTTCAATGGTTCTGTTGTAGCTTCAATTATCACCTGCATCTTATGAAGTGTATCTCCCATGGTCTCACCTCCTCTCTTTTTCTCAACAAATTAATGATTATGTCTATAGTTCCATTCGGCGTTGTACGCCCTTCTTTTTTCCATGTACTCTTCCCACTGGCGGGCTTCCTCTGCTTCTTCGTATGCCTTCTGTTCTTTTTCAAACAGTTCCGGATAATAATCCCAGGGATGGGCTATCTTGCCATCTTTGGCAAATAACGCTGAGATATCTACTGCTATGGCCTGGGCCTGGATGAAATTATCCATAATCCGCTGCTTTTCTTCTCTGAGCAACCGCCTTCTTATATTTGCCAAAGTATCGAATATCTCATTTACAGAAAGGTTCCAGAATATTTCCACCGGGATCCCCATCTCAAGAGCTACCGGATACAGCTCTGAGAGCTGTTCTGACATCAGGCGTTCTCGATTTCCTCCAGAAGGGATGCCGCTGTTTTCTCCGGTAAAAAACCCGATACCACCATGAGCGGGATCAAAATCTTCTGATAGAGTTCCAGCTGACTGTTCCCTTCATCGATCCATGCGTCATACAGCTTCTGCACATCCTGATAATCAATCCCATGCTCCCACGGTGACATTGCTTCCTGGATGATCGTCAGCATCACGGAAAGCGGCGGAATATCATCGATCATATTCATGAGATTCTGTCTGTACTTATTTTCCAGGCGTCCGATTCCGGAAGCTTTCAGTTTCATCTTGAAGCTCCTGCCGCCTACATTCCAATAAGCAAAGGGCTGTCTCTTTTTCTTCTGTTCCTCCAGATTGACTACTTTTTCCTCTGGAGCCTGTGTCTCATTCTGAGCAGAAGCTCCGCCCAGATCCTGAATACCTTCAAAATTCATCATCTTTTATTCCTCCTTACGCCGGATCTGTCTGTTTGATCTCAGACTGTACGGCCATGGTCACCTCAAACTCGATCACACCATTTACTCCACCGCCTGTACGTTTTACAGAAAACTGTGCAGTAAACTCGGTAACTGTTCCATCTTTTGTTTTTTCCTGGAAATCCCAGATCTCTTTTTTGTCTGCTGCATCTCTCATAAGCCTGTACGGGCTTCCGGCTTTGCTGTTGTCGTACTTCCATTTGTACTTCATATCCGGAAGGTCTCCAATGCCTTCCTCGTACATCTTGTGCGGATCTGTAAGGCAGGTGTTTTCCTCCTTATCCAGTTCCACTCCGACTTCCGGGATCTCTTTCAGTCCTGGAAGATCTGTGTAAGCTGTAGAGTTTTCTCCAGCTGTGTGTTTTCTGTAACCTAATGTTGCTCCATTTGCTAACATCGCTATTCCTCCTTATCTCCAGTACACGCTGTCAGAATCCATATCAATGATCCCTTCGTAGCGCATCTGTTTATGCTTCATCCCTGACGGATCCGGCACATCTGCACATGCGATTCGTTTCAGACCTGTCACTTTCATCGCTTCATCTACCTGCAGAGCTGCTTCTGAAGTGCTGTGATTGTTCCAGATATCGATCCGGTATCTTACAAGGGCTTTATCCTCTCTCATTCCTTCAGCATCGGAGCTGGCTTCGTATACATCGTTCTGCTCTTCGGTATACTGGATCGTTGAACCCTCCGCCCAGGAACGTGGATAAGCATCTGAAACATTTTCGGACACCGTGCACAGTGCCGCGTACACCTGATCTTTTACATTCTTCATATATCCTCCAAATCTGACGCAAGGCTTCCGCCCAGCATCTTTAAGATCTGTTCTTCGTTATCCTTCATAGCCGGATACAGGAACGGATAGGCCGGATTTCCGCTGCATCTATAGAATCTTCCATCCGGCGTGTCTATATATGGCCAACGGTACTTTTCAGCCACTCTTCTGTCTATCTGGCTTTCATGGATCCACCATGGCTGCTGGGTATAGACCGGAGTTACTTCCGGAGAGATGCCAGCATGTTTCTCCTGGCCTTTCGGTCCGGTTCCGAACTCTATGTATGGAGCATAAGCTTTGTCTGTCCAGCAGATCCCTGTGACAGTGTTTTCTTCCTCTGCGGTTTCGGCAAAAATGCTCTGCCGGAGTTCTCCGGTATCTGCATGGCAATTCTCAACTGCTGCTGACCGTACAAACTGGATCGCTTCTCCAACTGCCTGCCGGGTGTCCAACTCGGACACCTCCTGCAAAACTTTCTCCACTTCATCAAATCCATTTACACTCATATCTTTTCCACCTCCATGGTAAGGAAACGATATGGTTTGATGGATATGATCCGATAGTCTGGAAGCTGATCTGCTGCCACATATAGACAGATCCCGTCCCGTTCCTCTATATCCGTTCCATCTTCCAGGATATAATGCAGCCGGCCTTTTTCATCCGTCTGGATCTTATAGCTTCCCTGTATCCGGATATTCCGGATATAATTCAGTCTCTGGCCGTACTGCTCAGCCTGTACTTTTCCGGATGCCGACCAGCTTTCTCCGGTAACAGAAGAGGCAGCACCATATTCCTCGCTGGTACTGCCTTCCTTATCTTTCTTTACCGTCATTTTCTTGTGGAAAAATCCCTCAAGTCTGCTTCTTCTCAGCCTCATAAATCTTTCCTCCTACTCTGGCCAGGCGATACCGGTTCAGCGTGTCGTAGATCTGTTTCGGCGCATCCTCAAAAGTATAACTCTCTCCACCCTCACTTCTGGACTTTTCACCCTCTGTTCCCATCCGGTTCAAAGCGATCACAGCAAGATCCCGGACTGCTTTTTCAAGTCCAGTTTTTAATCGTGTCCGGTTTGTGTAAGACAGTACGAAAGCTTCTGCATCATCAAGAAGAATCTCTATGAGATCCTCATCTTTTTCTCCTGTCAAGGTCTGAACTCTTTCTATGTCTTTACTTTTCGCCACAGGATCATCCTTTCAAAATAGCAAGCAGATCTGCCTTGGCAAGGGAAGATACACCAGTCAGGCCTTTCTCCTTTGCAAGAGTTTTCAGCTCCTCGACTGTCATATCTTCAATATTCTTTCCGGCTTTCTCTTCTGGTACTGTATCTGGCTTTTTTTCTCCCATTGGCGTAAATCCATCGCTGATCAGCTTTTCTGCTGTTGCCCCATCAGCTTCTCTTTCCACATTTTTACGGATCAGTCTCATGCTTTCGCCTCCTGAATACTCAGATAGATGGAATCCAGTTTATTATCCAGGATCCACATATCATGGAAACGGCGGTAATCCATCTGCCATGCGTTCAGTTTCTGGTTTGTTGTCGGGTCGAAGATACGCATGATGTCCTGTTTTGTGACAGCGATCGGCGTGGTTACCGGGCAGATAAAGAAGTTCAGGTTCTTTGCAGATGTTCCTTTTTCATATCCGCCTTTTTCCTGTCCGCTATCTTTACCGTTATTGATCTTGATAGCTGTGTACATACGGTTGGAAGGTGTGGAAACCAGCGGTACACCATCTACAGAAGGGACCTGTGTCTGAATTCCGCCTTTAGAGAAGGTCACTACAGTGATCTTGCCCGCAAGTTCCAGTTCCAGCTCCATAATAAAGTCCGGTGTTGCCTGGCAGATAAGAGCTCCGTTATAGTTTTCTCTTACCGCTTTGATCCCTCCTTTCAGCTTACGCAGAGCAGATGTAGAAGCAGTTCCCGGTACATAAGATTCTCCGATCATTCCTGCTTTATCTGCAGTGAGTGTTTCTGTAGCCAGCTTGCTGATACGGTACGCGTCGATCTCCGGAACTACCTGTGTCCTCTGGAACTCTCCCATAACTGCACCGGCAGTCGGGATAAAGTTTGCCTCATTGATATCCATCGGATCCAGCTGGAAGAGACGGCCACGGTCCTGTGTCATTTTTCTGGTCTCGTACTCCAGGGTAACGGAGCCGCGCTGGTATCCAGCCTCACGATCATAGTCGCCCATTCC